CACCTGGTAAAGTAGAAATATCTGTACCTCTACCACCCTCTCTACTTGGTAACCAAAAGTCTTCTAACATTGACATATAATTTCTATCGTCTCTTATCTCACCAGTAGCTGCGTCATATACAAGTTTGTTTCTGTATCTTGCCATAACGTCTCTTAAATATTGTTCAGCTTTCATTTTAGGCAAATTACCAACATCAATTTTGAATATACGTCTTTCAGGCGCTCTTGCTATTCTGTAAATAACAGCAGCGTCTTCAATCATTCTTAATTGATTAACTGGTTTGATTGCTTTATGTAAGTATGATAAAATTATATTTTTATTCTGATCTATTAAACCTGATGGACAAAATGCGATAGTATCTACAGCGATTTTTATACCTTGTAAACTAGCACCACCTACACCTCTTTCATTAAACAAAAAATACTCCATAGTTTCGTCTACTAAATTTGTAGCCGATGGAGCAACTCCGTCAGGTCTTCTCTTTCTTACTTCTCTGATTTTTTTGATTTTCCGAGGATCAAGATATTTTAATTCTGTAATACCTTTCTTTCCTGATTCTGTATCAATAATTTTTTGGTAGTAAATTCTACCATCAACATACCATCGTCTAAAGATGTCATGTCCTCTAGTATTAAATTGTAATAGTCTTAATACTTCAGAAAATTCTTCTTCTATTCTTCTCTTAATGTCCCTTCCATAAGGCACATTATTTGTATTTAAATTTACAGCCTGTCTATTTTCATTGCTCACGATAGCTTCATTGATTATATCTTCAATGGCCATATCACATTCAGGATGTATTGAAATTTCTCTGTATCTTCTTATGAGATCCGCTTCAGTCTTTGCGTTCCCTTCCATGTCAAGGTGAGACGCAAAATACCCTCCAGCCGCTACAACTTGTGTGCCGTCTTCGGCTTGTGGTACGCTAAAACTTTGTTTCGGATCGGATTTAGGCTTTTCTCTTGTTATCTTAAATCCAAAAAATTCTGCCATAATTTAACTCCTTTTATTTCCTTTTACTACTTATAATAGTTTTAAGAAGGCGGTTTTTAGGCCGCCTTCCAAATTTTTGTATTACGTTGTAGTGTTTGTTTCAAAGTACTGATATTCAAACGTCACGCCAAAAGTTTCTACCTCTGTCGTTTCGGCCATACTTAAATCAATACCACCGATCTCTGTCGGAAATAAACCTCTCAAAGTATACGATTTTATGTTATTACCATTTCTGTCAAGATGATCTACAAATGCGTCAACTTGGTAATCAACTGGATTAGTTAATCCCTCGTTGTCAGTCATATTATTGATACCATTCTGCCATCTTTCAAATGCGTTTCTTAATTTGAAATTTGTATCGTTTAGTACCGTAATTGACCATGACGGAATTGATCTGTCACCTGCAATTTTAATTGCTCTACCTCTAAATGGAACGTTGATATTAGCAACGGTCATACTTGGTATAGATGTAGCTGTACATAAAAATGCTAAGTCTTCTATTTCTCCACCAACTTGTGCGTAACCAGGAAAAGGCATTGTAACCTTAAACTGATTGGCTCTTGAACCACCGCCTGCAAGTTTAGCTTTGAAATCGTTAATGTTTGCCATTTTTTATTTCTCCTCTATTAACCTGCAACCTCTTCAAAAGAGACGCCAGTTCGTGTTGCGATGAATTGTAAAGTGATAAAGTTAATGCTTCTAGCAGGTTTAATGAAAATCTCCGCTATAAACTCGTTTCTATCAATTACTTCACCTGTGTTGTTAGTTTCGTCACAAAGAACCATAAAGTCTGTGATTCCTCGTCTACCTTGTACTTCTCTTAAAAAAGGCTCTACTATGTTTCTAAAGTTTGCTCTTGTAAACTCATCGTTAAACTCAAACAATTGAAATTTAGAAGCAGTTGAGATTGCCTTCTCTAGTACTATAAACAGTCTTCTTACATTGATTCTATCAAATGCTGAAGGAGCAGATAAACCAGTTTTATCTCCAAACAATACTGTACCTTGGCCTGGGAATGTAACCACTGGGTTAATTCTTGCTTTGTACAATTCGTCTCTTTGAGATTTACTTGGATTATATGCTAACTTAACAGCGCCTCTGATAACACCTCTGTTTAATCCTGCTGGAGAAAACCAGCTGTCTGCGATTAAATCAGTTCTAGCAGAAAGACCTGCCATATCACCATTTAATGGTACAAATCTGTATACGTCATTGTATCTGTCGTATTGGTATTTGTAACCACTATCTAACACTACGTAAGAAGAAGAACGGATACCGTTCATAAATGCTTTTACGTTTTGTGTTTGTGTGATTGACGAAGCTACATTACAAACATCTGCTCTCTCTGGAGATACAAATGCTATAGCGTCTTTTCTTTTTTCTGCTATTGTTATTAGGTCATCAACGTGAGTTGCGTCACACGTACCAGCGATAAGTAAACCAACGTCAACTGTTTCCGAGTCTTCAAATTTCTCGTAAGCAGTTTTTCTTTCACCTGCTGTTGCAGCTGAACCGTCAGCACCATTTATTAAAGAATCAGTTTTTGGTGTATCAACTGCTGTGAAAGTTATTCCTGCAGCTGCTGAACCCCAATTTGATCCTGAAGCATGATGATCCATATTATAGATGTACGCTGATCTATTAAATAAAACGTCTCTGTAATAGTTTGAATCACCTTGTGGTGTTTTTGCGTCTGAAGCTTTTGATACTTTATCATAAACTTCAATTACTTCGCCTGTTTTGCCTGTTATGTTACCGTCTTCGTCTACAACGACAATGTGCATTTCATCATTTACTCCTGATTTAGAAGTAGCGTAAGGAGAAGTTCCTGGAGCACCTGACACTATGTCATAGTATTCCCAAAGTCTTCTTACGTTTGCACCGTTAGCCGGTACTTGATGTAAACCACCTTGTAGTGTATCCGCTCTAACGAAAGTAATATCGTTAGTGGCTACGTTTGTTATTTTATATTTTCTGCCATCGTAATCTGTTCCAGCAGCACTCGTTGAAAACTCAACGATATCGCCGACTGCAAAACCAGTTCCCGATGTTAACGTCACTGTCGTATGTCCAACTGACATAGCAGAGTCGTTCAATGTTGTCTTTGCGTCTTCTTGGAAAGCAGTTGCGCTATAACAAGCAGATACTTTAAGGCCATTGCCCCAAACTCCTGCTGTTCTAGCCGCCCATTCTCCTACAGACGCCTGACCAGCACCGTAATTGTCCTGGTAGTCTTGTGTATTTTTGATAGCAATTGCTGAACCTGAAACGGCTGCGTTTGCTAAACCAGTATTTTGTACTCGTACTACTCTTAATGCGTTAGAGTAAGATAAGAAGTTTGCAGCTGAAAAAAACGCTTCAAAGTTATTTGAATCGGGTTTTCCAAAAACACTTACTAACTCTTGTTCACTAGAGATTGATGTAATCTCATCCAAAGGACCTTTACGGAATTCTCCAGCAAAAGCGCCTATTGAAGTTGATACAGCAGGAATGATTCTAGTTAAGTCTCTTTCCTGTACAAGAACACCTGGTGATACTTGAAATGCCATAGGTTATTCTCCTCTTAATTAGCTAATTATTAATCTTATATTATATTTCACAACCTTGTAAGTTTTCTTACATCCATATTTAAAGCCAGTACAGATATTTATAATATCAAGAAAATAGACTATTGTCCTTTTCTAGACACAGGAAACCATCTGGTACCATATTCATCTACTGTTTCCTCGTCTTCAGGATCGGTCACACCATCGTCTACAAATCCGAACGGTGCCATATCCTGCTCTATTAAATTTCGTTGTTCCTCGTACATTTTTTGACGTGCATTTGTATTAGTCAACTCTTTAAAATAAGGTTGATTAGACAACCAACCAAATATAACTAAACACATCATTAAATCATCATTGGAACCGTCTTCAGCCTGCCAACTTTGACCTCTTTTTGTAAAGGTTGACATCTCCTGAATAATGTTAAAATCGTTTACTACTATCTTATCTCCTTCAATAAGTGTCTTTAAATTAGAACAACCGACTTTCTTAATTGCCTTTGTCATACGAACACCTATAGATGAGCCTCGGCCACTATACATAGCACCCAATATTTGACCAGCACGACCTTTTTGTGTTGTCATTAATATATTAGGATACTCTATCTCAAATTGTAAAGCTTCTGCAACTTGTTGGCCTATATCGTTTACCTCTGTTAATATATGTGCCTCATTATAATTCTTACAAACTTTAGATATCATATTAGGAAATACAAAAGGTTTAATTTCATTACTTCTAAATTTAGCAACAACCTTGTAAGGCATTTTAGTCACATCAAATACCAGAAAGGCAGAATAATCTTTATCTACACCACGTGAAACATCTACAGAGGCCACATAAGTATGACCTTTAATTGCGTCTTCGTATATGTCAACACCTTGAGCAGATTTTAATGGTGTTAAATAAGGTATTTGTTTTATTTTAGCAGCTGATATTAAAGTGTTAACTGAACCTAAAAATTCACACTCAAACTCTTGCTGAAATTGTTCCTCACTTGTATTACGTATTGTTTGTTCTTTCCATTTTTCATCACGACCTGGTACTTCACTCCAATGTACTTCAATAGGCATATAATCATTTTTCTTATTAACAGCATCCATCCAAATCTTATAGTACATGTTCATACCATAAGGCGTAGATACAATAATCATTTTAGTTTTTGTACCAGCAGATATCGTAGGATAAACTGAGCTAAAAAACATTTCGGCAATATTGGTAGGTACGAAAGCAAACTCATCAAGAAATATAATATTAAAAGAACCACCTCTTATAGCACTTGAAGATGTAGCAGCCGCCACAATAACTGATTTATTTTCTAATTCTATATTACCTTTGTTCCAATTAATTACACCTTGTTGTAACCACTTTGGTAAATTTTCATATGCTAATTGTACTCTGCCTAAAATATCTCTAGCAGTAGAGGACTTATTGGCAAGTATGGCAATATTACTGTTTGGATTAAATAATGCATAGTGTAATAGATACGAAACGGTAGTTGTTGACTTACCTGATTGTCTAGGTAGTTTGCAAATTGTAAATCTATTGTTATGTATCGTATTTACTATGGTCTTTTGAAAATCATACATGTTAAAAGGTACTAAACCCTCGTCAAGTGATACAATACGGATATAATTTTCCATAAAGTAAATAGGGTCTTTAGAACATTTTTCAAATTCTATTATTTGTTCTTTAGTAAACTCAACAGGAGTATTAATCTTTTTAAGATTAGGATTTCCTAAATACGCTTCACTCATTGTTTACTCCTTTTTTGGAGTAATATTTTTCTCAATTGTTTCATCTTCTTGTTTTCTGTTTAACATTTTCTGCAACTCGGCAGTGGAGCCAACAAAAAGAGCATTTTTAACGTTTGTACTTGCCGATTTAGGCACTTGTTTTAAATCTTTTAATTTTTTCTGTAAGTCTTGTAGTTTATCTACCGTTTGTGCAACTTGTCCTAATAATTGACCTGCAACTTCATATGCTCTAGGGTGTTGTCCTTCTTTTGCAATTTCTAATATTCCTTCAATAGCTTCATTACCTTTATCTATTAGATTATAATAACTATCTCTACTATAAGAGTAATCTTGATTAATATCTTTTTCCGTTTTTACGTCAACCTCTCCTTTTGGTCTTTCCACAGGTGGTTGAAACTCTTTTGTTTCTTCTACTTTGTTTTCCGGTTTAGATTCTAATCCTAGAATCTCATTTACTTTGTCTTCCAAATTTGCCATAATTATTCATCACTACCTGTTGTTGTGTTATACTTCTTACCATCTGTAAAATTTTCTATTGTTGTTGTAAATCCAAAATCATCTGTCACATCTGCATTTGGTGGATTAGGTATAACTGTTATTCTTTCCTCTCTAGGAGTATTTACTGTATCTGTATCAGCATATAAATCTGATTGTACTTTTTTAATAACACCTTGACTGACTGTTGGTCCGAACAAGTATGTTTTTGCTGTAAAATTCATTGTATATATTACTGCTCTTCTATTTGTAAATGCACCATCATAACTGTCCTCATAATTTATACTATTTAAAATAATTGGTACGTCTCTTTTTACTTTTAATTGAGGCATAACATTTACTGTTACCGTATAGTCTGGTTGAAAGAAAGGTAATATTTGTTCTACTATTTGTAAACCATTTTCAGCAGTTGCTGTAAAACAATATACGTTTAAACTTATGTTATATGGTACAGGCGTCCAATTGTATAACGCTTTTTTAGAATCTTCAAAAGTTGTTTGCGATGTTTCTAATAATGGAAACTCTGCATTACCTGTTGTAGCGTTTGCTTCTTCTAACATAATAAAACCACTGTCATCTTCCATTGCTACCTGATCCATTAGAGCAACCCTTTGGTCTCTAGTCAAAGGAGTTTTCTCATGTTTAATCTTTTGCATTCTAGTTAACTTTCTAGTAGGGTCATATGATAAACCTGATATTTCAAAACCCATTCTAGGTAAAGTGACAGCAAATGATCTGTCGTCTAAATCTGCTTGTTGGTCTAATCTAACTAAAAATTTTTCTTTAGGCGCATATGCTAAAGGTACTTTTATTCTTTGTAATACGGCACCAGTATCCTTATTCTTACTTTCAATAACTATATTATTAAATAGTTGACCGAAAGCAATAATAATCTTTCTTAATCCTTCATTATAAAACGGTGTGCCGAACATTTATTATTTTTCCTTTGTCTTATGAGTCTTGCCAGTATTTTTACCTTTTTTAAAAACGTAATCAAACGTGCCGTTTGCACCAGCTACTACTTCATTTTTTAATGTTTTAAATAATTGTAAATCTTTTAATTTTTTGGCTTGTTTACTTGTGTAAGATATTAAACCTTTTACGTCTCTCATACTTCATCTACCTCCCCAAATGGATTTCTTTCTGTAAAGTCTAACACATCATCAGCAACACTAGCTGTATCAAAGCCAGCCGCTGTATCTAAATCTAAATTTTGTGCATATGTAGACTGTGTTTGAACCGTAACCTTTGTACTATCATAACTTTCATTAATTAAGAAGTTAGCATTACCTGAAGATTCATCATCTTGTTCAAGTTGAATAGTGCCTTTGCCATCTTCTAAATGTATTCTATCTACTAATAAGTTTGTAGAATAAGCTTCATCTTTATCGTCAATGCCTTGTACTCCAGTATCCAATCCTTCGTTTGAGTATTCCCAACGTGTAACCCTTAATTTGTAAACTGGTAAATTTCCTAATTGAAAGAATGGTTCCTGATCTTCAACAAATTGAATCTCAAAAAAACTATTCATTAAAGGAAAATATATAATATCTCCTTCGTTAGGTCTACCTTTTACGTTTAATGTTGTTCTAACGTCTACTTTATTATGAAAACGTCTTTTAGATACCATCAATGTAGTATCTTCTCTAATTTCTAATCCGAACTTATTGATTAATTCTTGCTGACCAGCAAATCCCTCGGTAGTTTCAAAATACATTTCAATAGGAAAAGCATTTTTAAATTTACTATTAACGTCTTCACCTAATACTAAATCTCTATTTACAATATCTCTCGGCATATAGTAAACTAAATTACCATATATTTTTAATCCTTCTATGATTAAATCTTCGTATAGATATTTCTCGGATGCATTTCCGATCCCATCTCCGTGCTGAAAGTATGGATTCATTACTACCATAATTGTTTACCCTATTATGAAGTTATGAGGCTCTTCAAACGTTGTACGTATTTCTGTTTCTAATTTTTCACACTCTTGTAGTGATTCAGAATATATTTGGCCTCCGTTAAGAGTCACACCACCTATCATAGCAACGCCGTTAAATTTAGACAGGTTTGCTCCCCATTGTTTTTTAAATAGTGTTGTGACATATCTTTTTAACCATTGGTCATTATATACATCTGTAAATGTTTCTGGATCTAATTTTCTAAAACAATCTATTACCAAATATTCACCAACTTGTAAATCTTCTTTCCAATCCATATCAATGAATAGTTTGTTATCGTTTTGATTAAATCTTAATGGCTTTTCACCTACTAATATATGATCTAAAAAATCCAATTGTCTCATAACTATATCATAATTAACTACCGATGTTGAAGAAAAATCATAGAGATCATTTAATCTCATCTGATATCTTACATCAAATAAATTTAAACTTCCTTTACTTGAAAAAGGAAATATATTAGTGACAGATATAACTGATTCTGGAACTACGATATAATTTGCATTTTCTTTCCATGTTGTAGTTACCGAGTTTTTAGTTTGTGACTCTGATACGTCTCCATTAGTGACGATTCTATCATAATCTGCCTGTGTATATTGATATTTTAAATAACATCTTCTTATTGCATTCATATGATATTGAGAATAATATTGTAAAGCTTCGTCAAGTCTATCCTCTAATTGATCATTGTCAACGTTAATTTCTATAACAGGTTGACCCAATGCTCTTAAAGCGTATTCTTTTAACTGTTCTCTTGTTGTTGGTGTTGCCATGTTTATATTTATCCCTTATTTTGCCGTTGCTGGAACGTTATTTGAACCAACTATACTCTGGCCAAAAGCCATGTAAATATAGGTTCCACCAGAAGCATTGTTACCTCCACCGGTTCCTTTTTGTTTAAACCCATTGCTCAACATATCAAACATTATAGGAGAAGTTTGTTCAGCACCGCCACTATCTGCCATTAACCAATGTTTTGCTGGATTATAAGTATCTCTTTTTCCATCTAATAAAAACCAAGTATCAGCACTATCAACTCTTTTAACAATTACAAAGGACGGCTGAAAGCCAGTAAAACAAAACGGTCCGTCGCTATCGGCGTTCCCGGTATACCTTCCATGTTTACTAAAGCCATCTTTACTTGCAAAAACATAAGCAACATAAGTACCGCCACTAGCATTAACTTCAGCAGCGTTCCCTAAATAAAAATTAACTGTATCTGGTTGCCAACCATTCCATCTATTAGTGTTGGTTGCTTCTGCATCCGTATTATGCATTTCAAAAAATTTAGTTGCATTACTTGTATTTAAAGTCTGTTGAGTAAATACTGTCCATGCACCACTAGTGTCTGTTCTTTTAACAATTATAAATTGTGGTTTTGCTCCAAGGCCATGAGGTACTCCTTCTCCTGATGTTCCTGTTCCGGTATACTTAACTATACTAAAACCACTTGTAGCATTAAATGAATAACCTGATGGAGTAATATCTGTTTCTCCGTCTGTTGAAATTCCTGATGTTGTTCCTGCTTTCCAATTCCAAGCTACAAAATCATTACTTGTATTTACGTGGTCAAATCCTGAACCATCAAAACTAAATCCATCACTATCAAAGGAAGATAAGGCTGCTGTTTCTGTATATTCAGCTTCAGCATTATTTGTAGTTAAAGATTTTCTAACTCCTCTAACTGAATCCATAAGTGAACTATCTGCCGATCCGTCTCTTTTTTTAATCCAGATCATATCTGGCTGATGTCCTACTCCTGTTATAGATTGAGAACCATTATTTCCTGCATAGGTTTTGGCGCTCATGTATGAACCACTTTTATCTATTGCTGTATAAGCCATATTTTTCTCCCTTAAAAACTATTAATTCCTCTCGTACATAATGCCGTGTACCCGGTAGGAACATTATGCTCAAATTTTCCGTTTCCTGAAGCATTTGTTCCTTCTGAACTTATTGCTGTTGTTCCAAAATATCCATTTCCAAAGTTTGCTTGCCAAACGGCAGAGTTATCATCATAAACTGAAGCTGCAAAATAATAACAACCATCGTGAGTACTTGCAACACCAGAGATTGCTTGACCTCCAGTTTTTGAAGCACCTGAAGTTGGATCACCACTATTAGACCATGTGCCGTTAACTCCGAAATAAACGCAATTGTTATCCAAATCCAAGGCAACCATTACAACATCTCCTGTTCCATAACTTGCACCCCATGATGAAACGTTACCATTATTATATCTTAAATCTCCATTATATCTGTAACCTTTATCTTCCATACGGTGTCCTAATTCGTGTGTTTGATCTGTAGTATATCTGTCTGTAATACCTACTAAAACATCCCTTGATGATGGACTAACCCATTTAAACTCTGCATAAAATTTTCCTTTTGTCATTCCTAAAGTTGAGTTATTGTGAGTATATCTGTTTGAACCACCCGATGTAAATTGATTATTTCCATATGCATAACTTCCTTGTTCATAAAAGTTATGAAGTGAGTTAAATGTGGCATAAACATTACTAGGGCTGTCCTCTGATTTTGTAATTGTACCAGCTGAGGTAAAGTTATTACTATTACCTGACTGATCATTAACCGAGTTATCATTTTTTAACATAAAGAAACCATTTGTTCCATAAGAAACACTTGGAGCAGTTTTTATTTTCCAATTTCCTGTCGTAGAATCTTCCTCTCCAAAATCTGAAGCCGTATAAGCATAGCCATCACAATAGTGAAGATGAGATAAGTATCCGTCAAAATAACTAGATGTACTTACAGCACCAATTGTATGTTCTACTCCTGAACCAGTACCTAATGGTACCAATGTATAATTTTGGTCAGGATAATCTGTTGAACTAAATGAAGTTTCTCTTACGCCATTAACCCAAGTTTTTACTCGGTCGGAGGCCGTGGATTCCGATGTATCCACACATACAACTATATTGTACCAGGCTGAAGTATCCCTAAACAATCTATTTGTTTTTACCGAAGATGTTCCTGATGGACCAAGAAATGCCCAAAACTCTAATTTATCATCACTTCCAAAACGGACTATATCTGTTTGGAAACCATCGCTTGCTCTATAAGCTGAAAATACATCCATTTGACCTAGTCCACTTCTTTTAAGCCAACATGAAAATGTTAATTTACTTTTACTATCAGCATCCTGTCCATAAGTTTTATATAATCTTGTATTAGCCATTAGTTAAACTGAGCACCTCCTGTTGCTCCATAAGTTGTTGTAATTGAAAATGCTCTATCTACTGTTTGTGATTCAGCATCCGTTATTCTTATGGTAAAATTATATGTTGTTGGTGAAGTAGCACTTCCACCTAAATCTGTTGTTGTAATTGCTCCACTAGAACTATTTAGTGAACAGTTTGCTTGTGAAGCGTTTGTTAATACGTTTGTTGTTTCAGAAAATGTAATAGCACTATCTGAACTACCAGCCAAGGTTGCAATTGTTCCTGAAAAATTACCTGCAAAGGAACCTAAACTACCTGCTGAAGTTGAAAATGTTGGAGCAGCTGATACTGACATCAAAGCTGATGAAGATAATACAGCATTACCATCTGGATTTTCTATTCTTAATTTATAACTAGCATTGACACCTATTGTAAACGTTGCTACAATAACTGTTGAACTAGTAAATGTAACCGAATCGGCAGTATACCAAATACCTGTAGAAGGATTTAAAGCCTCTACCTGTGGAATAGAAACAAAATTTGTTCCTGTAATTGTGACTGCCGTTGCTGTACTTGTGACAATGGCTGTAGGACTTATTGAACTAATTGTTGGAGCAGTGACAGGTGTTATTGCTTGGCCACCTACTGTTAATGAACCATCTACTTCCAAACTAGTACTATTTAATAATTGTAATTTATCTGATTTTAATCTTGCTGTGATTACATTAGAGCCTGCTTTTTTATTTGCAAACTCTAAAATACCATCTTCGGTACCATCACTTGCGTCCTGAATTTTTGCTGTAATTTTAGCGTATACTATTTCTTGATCGGCGTCATTTTCGCCTTTGAATTTTAGTTGTCCTAGATAATCTGCGTCTGCTGGACTTGATGAATTTCTTTTTAATGTGATAACAGGACCTGCTGAACTTGAATCTTCAGTGGTTGTTGCTGAAATAGTATCATCAACACTTGTATTTACTAACGTTAAAGAATCAGTAGGAGCTGAACCTGCTGAACCAGTATAACCTATAGCACCTTGTGAACCTGTAAAACCACCTGTTAATGGTTGTAATTCCCATGCCTCGCCATTCCACTTCCATGTACGAGTACCTAAATTATACGTGTCATTGGTTGACGGTCCTGTCGGAAAATTTATTGGCATATAATAAGTCTATCCTTTAATGTTATTGTCCACATATTTATAATATTTATACTGACTTTAGGATAGCTATTTTCCAATAAAAAACCCCCGGAACCGAAGCGCCGGGGGTTTAATTTGTTTACGTGATTACTAGAGATTATTAAGCTTTAACAATCTTCAATGTATGAGTAGCAGCAGTTGCAGCTGAACCAGCTGGAAACTCCTGTGCTCTGTAATCATCACCGTTAACTTGATGTGTTTGGTAATTAGTGCCGTCAAGTTTAGTATCTGCCATACCTGACCCTCTAGTTGTACCAGAACCATTAAAGTTATATCTAATAGTGTAACCGTCTCCTGAACTAGCAGCTGTGTATCTAATCCACTCTTGACAAAGTGTGTCAAAAGATGAACCAGTTTGCTGTAGGTCATTTGAACCGTCTACATTTAATAGACTTGCGTATGATGACGTAGCACCATTTACTCTATGTAAATAGTAGCTAGTAATCGTTGTAGGGTTATCTAGTGCGTGTGATCCAATCGTACTTGAAGCATAAGCGCCAGTATTGGCTCTTGTGTCAACAAATATCGGAGTTGAACTTCCACTAACTTCAGTAGCACCACTTTCACTAGCGTTAGATGATACAAAGTATGTACCTCCTTGCTGTGTCGTAGTTGTACTCGCTGTTAATAAATCAATAGCAGGATGTAAGAACGTATCCTTAATATCTGCTAAAGGCATAGCTTGAACGTCACCACCACTTGTGTAGTAGATAGGCCAAGTTTTACCTGAGTCAGCTGTCGGCGAAACCGAAGCAACTGCTTGACTTACTTTATCGTAACCAACTGTTACCGTTTGTGGGTCTTGTGTTGTTCCAGAACCTGGAAAAGAGGAAGCATTCGTAGAATGCGTACCTGCTTTTAATCTAGTATCGTTAATCGTACCTAGAGTACCACCACTACCAACAACTGATAATGTCACTGACGGACTTTGAGAATATTGATAAACAATATTATCAACTACAGCGTCAATCTGAGCCGAAGTCATTTCAACTAAATCACCCGAGTTGTATATTAATGGGTTTCTTGTAGCCATATTATATTTTCTCCTTCTCTATACTTCTTACGAAGCGTTTCCTATGATTGTTTTTAATGCAGTACCACTAGAGTTTTTGATAATCAACGTTACCGCTGAACTGAAATTACTTGAGTCAATAGTGTCAACTTGAGCACCTTTTGAACCTGTAAATCCAACAACACCTTGGTTAGATAATTCAACCCATTGAGTTGAGTTACCATCATTGTAGTAGAAGTACTGGATACCAGTAGCGTTATCTACCCAAATGTCTCCTTCACCTACGCCTGAAGTTGGCGGTGAAGCTGATGTTGTAATATCAAGATTACCTTCGGAACCAGTGTAACCAATGTCACCTTTTGAACCTGTGTAACCAATGTCCCCTTTAGAACCTGTGAAACCTTTTGATCCAGTGTAACCAATGTCACCTTTTGAACCAGTGTAACCAATGTCCCCTTTAGAACCTGTAAACCCTTTAGAACCTGTGTAACCAATGTCCCCTTTAGATCCTGTGAAACCAATATCACCTTTTGAACCAGTGAAACCAGTGTCCCCTTTAGAACCTGTGAAACCAATTGTACCAGAAAGGTCAGATACGAATGAGTAAGCTGAACCGTTCCATAGGTATAATCTAGAATTTTCGGCGTCTGTTAATGAGCCGTTTTCAATGATAGCGAATTCACCAGTCGCAATGCCTGATGGAGACGTATCTGCTGATAAGTTAGCAACACTTGTATAAGTCTTAGCAATGTTAAAACCTAAACCAGTTGCTCCTTTTGAACCTGTATAACCAATATCACCTTTAGAACCGGTATAACCGATTGATCCAGTGAAACCTGCTGTTAAAGGCTGTAGCGCCCAACCGTTACCGTTCCATTTCCACTGACGTGTGCCGAGTGTATAAAGGTCGTTTAACGATGGCGAATTTGGAAAGTTTATTGCCATTTTGTGTTTCTCCTAATTGTTTTATTTAATTAAATAATACTTTTCAAAATAATACATAATCAATCGTCTTTATATAAATTTCTTGCAAGAAAAAAGTGTTTCGTTTCTTTTTCCTACCTCTATTTATAAGTTAATATATCTCTCTTTTATAAGAGTTATCAATATTTTTATGCGCCAATTGTACCACCATTTAGGCACCACCCTTGGCCATCCCAAACACAAGAGAAAGAATTGGCAAAAACACTGCCAGTTGTATCTAATCTCCATTTGTGTGAAGTCCTTAATTCTGTTGCACCACTACCTGCTACTACAACCTTTGCATTAGCAACAGTAATATCTGAATATGTTGAGACTGTGACGCCTGATTTATAGAACCAAAGCTCTTGTCCAACATATGTACCATCTGCTAAAGTATAATGTATACCTGCTGTAATAAAGTGATTTCGTTTTGTTATGTCAATTGCACCTGTACTATCGTTTGTTTCATGTTCACTAGTATTTACGTATTGACTATTAACTGTTAATTTGTCGTTTGTTAAACCTAAAGCGATTTCATTTGCTCCCATTTTTAAACTGTTATCGCTTAAGAATAAGTGTCTAACTTTTCTTGAAGCACTACCTATATCATATTGTTCATGTGCTACTGGTAATAAATGTCCACCATTTGTAATATCCCAACGATCGGTTCCTTCCGTTCTAAATGTGACTTCGCCATCTGTACCTGTGTCTGCTACTGATACTGAACTATTGCCAGCACTTATAGAAGAGCTTGATGTTCCTGCCGAACCTGTATAACCTACAGTACCAGAAGAGCCGGTAAATCCTACAATACCTTGGTTGGATAATTCTACCCATTGGTTACTATTACCATCGTTCATGTAGAAGTATTGAATACCTGTTGCGTTATCAATCCAAACATCGCCAAGTCCTGCTGAACCTGGTGGTGTTGCTGAAACAGCAACGTCTAAATTTCCTTCCGAACCTGTATAACCAATTACACCTTGATCACCTTTTGAACCACTATAACCAATTGATCCTGTATAGCCTAAATCTCCTTTTGAGCCTACAAATCCTACAGCGCCGGCTGTTCCTGTGTCTCCTTTAGAGCCGCTGAAACCTATATCGCCTTTACTTCCAGAATATCCTAAATCTCCTTTACTGCCGTCAAATCCTGTATCGCCTTTAGAGCCTGAATACCCTATATCTCCTTTTGTGCCTTTTGAGCCTGTAAATCCTACAGAGCCATCAAATCCTGTTGCACCTTGAATACCTTTACTACCTGTAAATCCTACAGAGCCAATATCTCCTTTTGAGCCGGTATATCCTAAAGTGCCTTGATCTCCTTTAGAGCCTGTAAATCCTACAACACCTTGATCGCCTTTTGATCCTGTATAACCTAAATCTCCTTTTGAGCCTGAATAACCTATATCTCCTTTTGAGCCGGTAAATCCAATTGCACCTGCTGAACCTGTATAACCAGAACCACCTGATACACTGAACAATGACCAGTTTGCGTCTGCATTAGGAACGGCACCTGTTGTTGCGTCTCTAGATTGGCCTACTGCTAGTTTGTAAGTAAAATAATTATCGCCTGTGTATGTTGTACTTCCTGATGTGTATGTATTTTTAACATACACTAACATACCTTCTTGTATTCTAGCACCTGGAATATCTGTTAGTCTATCGTTTAAATCTCCAGTGATAGAATGTAAAGTACCTCTAACCTCTGTATCAAGTACAATAGGGGAGTTAGTCCCGGTACTCCATGTACCTGGCCATACGTTTCTGGTTAATCCGTCGTAATTACTAGCCATTAACTAATCTCCACATAAGTTGTACCTGGTTGAAGTGTTATTCCGTATAAGTGATATTCCTCATCTGTTAATCCTGCTGGAGGAGAAGATGGTATTAAATTAATTGTACCACCATCTGTTTGAGAAACGTCTGATAATAATCCGGCACTTGCACCAGTTTTAAATGTTGTTGGTTGAGAGGCAGCCTGCCTTACAACGAACCAAAAGGCACGAGGATTAGAATCAGTATTGTTGATTGCTTGGACTGGGAAATCTTTCGTGTTGGAACCCAATTGGTTCGTAGAAGTCTTGAAACCTGTTGCTTGACTGTCGTCAATAATGTCCGACAAAGTAGGAGGATTTCCTGTACTTGTCGTCCACAACCAGAAAGACGGATACGTGAATGAGGCACTTACGTTGCTTGTTGTTGACGAGTGAGTCGCCGTGTATGAGGTGCCGGTTACATCAACCGGTCTTGTGAACGTACAAGTATTTGAAACTGTACGAGTATCGCCTGTATTGTCTTTATGTATAGGTGATGTAAAAGTAAATGTACCACTTACATACCCGCTTCCTGATGTTGTACTCAAAGTACCTCCACTTGCTGTTATAGCATGAGAGGTGTTTGAATTTGTTTGTATGCCACTTACGTTAGTTGAGTACGAAGTACTAGAGTAAGTTTTTAGGAATGTTTTTCCGCTGACATTTGATTTAGATAAACTCATTGACGCTGTTGACCAGTTTACACTGAAAGATGTATCTGAAGCTGTGTATTCTGATTCAGAGCCATCATTGTGATTAAATTTAACTGTTGCGCCTGCTGAGCCACCACTACGAGTAGTTGATGTTGATCTAATATATGAATTTGAATTGTCTACAGTGAAAGCTTGAGTCCAATCTACACCACCTGCTGGTGTTTGTGATTTACTTCCTGCTGTATAATTAGACAAAGTACCGTTAACACTTCCACTTGTTTGAGTGATAGAGTAAACTGAACTTATGAAATCATTTGTGACATCACTAGGGTTATCTACTGATACAGAGAAACCTGTTGCTGGTTGATCCCAACTTAATGATGAACTTGGAGTTGATGTTGCTGTAAATGAAGGAGTAAATGTAGCGAGAGTTAATCTTAATAAGTCACTATGAAACTCTGCTGTTCTAATTGTAGAAGTTGTACCACCTTCCAAAAATCCTGTAAGTGTTCTATAATCTCCTGAAGTTGTGAATACTAAAGGTGAATCTGAACCTGTTCCTGCTGAACCTGTAAAACCAACGAGACCTTGTGAACCAGTAAATCCTGCTCCTGCTGAACCGGAATAACCTACGCCAGCTGAACCTGTAAAACCAACGGTGCCTGTATCTCCTTTAGAGCCGGTAAAACCAGTTGCACCATCTGAACCATCTGATCCATCGGCACCTGCGTCTCCTTTAGAGCCCGAATAACCTATTACACCTTGATCACCTTTTGAGCCGCTAAATCCTACGGCGCCTGTGTCTCCTTTAGAACCACTAAAACCTATATCGCCTTTAGAACCAGAATACCCAACTGAGCCGGCAAATCCTACGGCGCCTGCGTCTCCTTTAGAACCTGTATAACCTGCTCCGGCAGAACCAGTATAACCAACTGAGCCTGTAAAGCCGCCAGACGGTCCTTGTTCTCCACGTGAACCTGTAAATCCTACTGTTCCCGATGAACCTGTATAACCAAGTGAACCAGTATACCCTAAAGCACCTGCTGAACCAGTGTAACCACCGGCAGGTCCTTGAGCACCTACTGATCCTGTAAAACCTTGTGAACCGGCATAACCTCCAGGTGAACCGTCAGCACCCTTGTCCCCTTTGGAACCAGTGTAACCTTGTGGTCCTGATGAACCTGTATAACCGATACGCCCTAATCCTACACGGACACCGGCGTTCTTAATAACTGGCATATTGCGATACGATCTCCCTCATTAGAAAAGTCCAAGCATTGACTTTTTTTAACTATTCTGTTATAGTATATTTATAAATAAACTGTAGTGAATTGATACAGAAAAAATAAATGATTTCTATCGCATTTTTAGATATAATAGGTCTACCCTATGACGGTAATACTTTAAGTAAAAGAGGCTTAGGTGGCTCTGAATCTGCGACTATTTTAATGGCCAAAGAACTTTCTAATCTAGGCTTTAAAGTCACTGTATTTAACAATTGTGGTGTTGACGCCAAACTTGCAAAAGAAGGCAATTATAATGATGTTACCTATCTAGATAATTCTATACTAGATTATAAAAATGACTTTGCATTTGACATTGTAATATCTTTAAGAACAATCGTACCTTTTTTAGCGCCTAATCAATATACACACTTTAAAGAATATCAACCTCAAAGATATAAACATATTAAAGCAAACGCAAAACATAAAATTGTCTGGATGCATGATACATTTGCAAACGGCGATCTTATGTTAGAAGACTTATTAGTACAAGGTCATATAGATGAAGTATTTACTTTGTCTGATTTTCACTCAACGTATGTTATGAATTGTGATCATGGTAAACGTAGAAACTTTGAAGTATTAAAACATAGATTTTTTCAAACAAGAAATGGTGTTGTAGAATATAAAGTTAATGGTGGCGATGGTGTAGATATAAGAAAAAAAGATCCACACCTATATGTCTTCAATGCAGCTTTCACAAAAGGCATGAAACCTTTAGTAGAGGATATATGGCCTAAAATAAAAGCAAAAATACCCGAAGCTAAATTAATTTGTATTGGTGGTTTCTATACATTTAAAGATGGACAGATGGACGCTCAAGGTCAAGATTGGTTGAAGATGTCACAAGACCCTAAAAATAAAGAACTAGGTATAGAATTTACAGGTGTTATTAAACAATCTGAAATAGCAGAGATATTGGCCAGAGCAACTTATAAATTATTTCCAGGTGCTTTTCCAGAAACGTTTGGTATATCTTCTTTAGAGTCATTATTATATAATACACCTATCATTGGTACACGTTTTGGCGCTTTAGAAGAAACAGCAGTTAGTGAAGCTTGTTATATGATAGACTATGCAATAGAACCAAACTCTTTATTTCCATTTATACCTAAAGAAAGACAAGTAGAAAAATTTGTACAAGCCACAATAATGGCACATCACAATAGATATTTACATCAACAAAAACAATATGCTTGTAATCAAATTAAAGGTATAGTTGGTTGGGATAGTGTAGCACTACAATGGAAACAACACTTATATAGAATGTTAGGACAATATTTACCGGTAGATGAATATAGAAAAGTAAGTTATATTAATTCTAGAGTTAGAGAAGTATTTGGTAGAAGATTTACAAATCTAGAAGAAAATTATATACCTAGAAAAAAAGAACAAAGAATAGTTATTATAACACCAACTTATAATGCTGAAAAATATATTGCAAATTGTATTAGGTCAGTTTTACAACAAGATTATGAAAACTACCAAATGATAGTAATTGATGATTGTTCTACAGACGAAACTTATCATATTGCAAAAGCTTTTGATGATGATAAAAAAATTAAAGTACTTCGTAATGGAGTAAATCAAGGTGCCGTAAGAAATCAAATAGAGACTATTAGAAAGTTTTGTGAACCAGAGGATATTGTTATGTTTTTAGATGGCGATGATTCATTTATTAATGATAATCAAATTTTACAAAAATATAATAATCTTTATGATGGCACAACAGAATTTAGTTATGGATCTTGTTATTCAATGGTAGACAATATACCTTTAATAGCACAAGAGTATCCATTTTACGTAAAAGATAGAAAAGAATATAGAATGTACAAATTTAATTGGAACATGCCATACACACATTTAAGAACTTTTAAAGCAAAACTTTTAGATGGTTGCGAAGACTGGAATTTCCAAGATGAAAATGGAGAATGGTACAAAGCAGGAGGTGACGGCTCTATATTCTACACATTAATAGAACAAGCCGATCCTGCAAAAGTAAAAGTGGTGTCTGATATCGTATATAATTATAATGATATAAATCCTATCAATGATTATAAAATTAACAGCGCTGAACAAACAAAAAACGCCGAGCGTATTCTTTCTTTTAATAGACAGAAACAGGCCTCATTAAATAATAGGAAACAATATGAAAAAAGTATTAATAGCAATACCAACAAATAAGTATATTGAACCAGATACATATAAAGCAATATACGATTTAACAGTACCAGAAGGATTTAAAGTAGAGTTTCAATTCTTTTATGGATATCAAATAGACCAAGTAAGAAATTTAATAGCACATTGGGCAGAACATTACGACTATCTATTTTCTGTAGATAGTGATATAGCATTTCCAAAAGATACATTAGAAAGAATGCTTAAGCATGATGTAGATATGGTATCAGGTCTTTATATACAAAGAATACCAGGAACTCACTCATTAGAAATATACGAGGCAGGAGACCACGGCGGCTCTAGACGTATACCATGGGATAAATGTAAAAACAATCCTTTCTTTGAAATAGTTGCTTGTGGTATGGGTTGTTGTTTAATTAAAAGTAAAGTATTGAGAGAAGTTGGTTATCCTTATTTTACTTATCACTCTGCATTAGATCATAACAATACTGTTTCCGAAGATGTTGATTTCTGTAGAAAAGCAAGACAAAAAGGATTTAAAATATTTGCTGATACCACAATACGTTGTAAACATAGTGGTAACAGTACGTTTGAAGTAGGACAAATTATGGACAATAGAAATATAGATACACCAGTTATACCAGTTGTAAATGATTTAGGTCATAACACAGCAATATATAAAACGGAAGTTGAAGGCAAAGGTGCCAAAGATACTAGATTTATTGATAAGACTGCAAAAGATGTTAAGAGAACATATCCAGGTATTGATCCTGAAACTGGAAAATATGCATTAGAAGTAAACGAAGGAGAAAAGTTTACCGGCGATAGTGTTGAGTATGATATTTTGGCAGAGGCAGTACAGATGTTAAAAAAACCTATTGGTTGTAGTGTAGAACTTGGAGTTAGACTAGGATTAGGAAGTAAAACTATTATAGACGCATATAGAAATTATCATCCACAAACAAGATTAGTACATTTAGGTAT